GTCCATTTCTATACAGCCTGATTCTTATTTCTGACCATTGTCAATGCACCTTTAGCAGTAGGGAATTCATATTTATCCATCTCGATGTAATAGTTTAGATCCCCACCGGCTGAATTAGTCTCACCATAAATGAATAAATCTTCAACAACTAGGTTGTCTCTATCTACTAAATGAAATGGAGCACCGGGTGGGCCAGTGGCTGCACCATCTGCTTTCATTGATGCCCAACCAATTTGGTCTTGCCTGGATAAGTTCCAATTCTGTCCGAGTGTTGCTTCTTCAGTTCCTAATACACCATAAGCGTCATATGATGACACATCCGGATCATTAACCAGGATCATAAATTTAGTAATGACATATCCTGTATCAAAGCGACCATCAAATAATCTAACTCTTTCTACTGTTGCACCAGCCATTTTACCTCTTGCTGTATATTGTCCGATCTTCTTCATTTCTTTTTCCCCGCTGGTGTTTTCTTAAATGCTTTAGATAGCGATTTAAAGTTTACTTGACCTTTCTTTTCGCCTCTTTTGTGCATGTGCTTCTTAGAATTTGCTTTAACGTACTTTTGCCATGAGTTCAAAGGTCGCTTAACTTTACTAGATACTTTTTTTGTAGATCGTACTGCACGCTTTGTATCCTTGACCATTTGCCTGGCATCGCCAAAAAGTTCGTACATCTCCTCTAGAGTGCCTTCAACTTTAACCATTTAAATCACTGTTGACTCAATGCAAGGGCTACACTGTTTGCTTGTGTTGCTGTTTCTAGAGTACATTCCATTATTATGCAACAATCAATTGCGTTTGAAGGTGCAACGCTGCAATCAACGCCGAGAAACATGGAATCCACTCCTACGAGGTAGCCCAACTGAAATTCTTGGGGCGCTAAATCTGTTACGTCAGTCATCAAATCTAGATTACCTGCTTGGGTTGTTGCGTTGCCACATACAAGAGATCCGCTAGCAACCACAGATTTGTCATCCATTGTTACTAAGGCACTTTGGCTTTGGGTTGTTAGTTGCCAGACGAAGCAGGCTTGAGTGTTAGCGTCTTGGTCAAATGCCGCTTGTCCTGGGTCTACTGAATCTCTCCATTGGTGGTCTATTCTGTGTACTCTTAGTAAAGTGCTTTTGGAAACACCTAAATTTACGAATGATCCCAAGTCAATTTCTGATTGTGCGTATGTCGTGCCGTTTGTCGTTACTTTTGCTCTGATAAAAAATGAATCACTTTTAGCCATGCTCTTTCTGATGTAGGCGAGGTTTATGAGCATTACCGACTAAATCCTTTGGCCGAAGGCCCAAATCTTATATGAAATCTATATTACCGCTCGTTATTAGTGGCCACTGTATTGCCATCTAATAATAATAACTCGTTAAATTCTAGCGAATCGCTTGTATCTTTTAGCGGTATATATATGCTTTTTTTGAGGTTTAAACGGGAGTGTATATATATAATACCCTCTTTTGGTAGTAATATGAGAGACAAAGCCCCTGAAGGATATGGAACTACGACAGTATTCTGTCTAAAATGTGAACAAACAAGTAAAATGTATGGTTGGTTACCAACAGCAAGACAGATATGGTATCTAAACGAAGGATTAGAATGCTGTAATCAACAAACAGAGATAATAGATCAGACAGAAGAGGTGAAAGAATAATGGATTATGTTTTAAAATGCCCTAAATGTTATTATGAAATGGTATACAAACCTTATATTTATGATCTTGGTAAAGTAAAGAGAAGATGGGTTTGTTATGACTGTGGTGGTGTGTTCCATGAGTAGAACAAATAAAACTAAACTAGTTAGTTTAGATGATGAATGTTGGAGGATCTTGCAAACAGAATCTAAACCTAGAATGCAATCAGTCTATGTTAGGAATGCAATTAGACATTATTACAGATGGAGACAAGCAGATACGACAACATTAGTTGAGATAGAACAACAAGAGATCATAAAAGATGTGTTAGATCAGAGGGATGAAGCCATTATGAAAATAAAAGGACTTGAAAAACGTCTAGAGCAACACATAGAGAAGGAAAGACCAGGATTAAAAAAATGGTGGCATTTCTTTTTCGTGGGATTTAGGAATTAATTATAGTAAAAATTGATTACCAATAATTCCTGCTCCGACTAAGATTGCTAAAATAGCAAACTTAGAGAGATCCAGAAACTTACTTACTACTTCTTTTTCGTTGTCGTCCATTTCTATACAGCCTGATTCTTATTTCTGACCATTGTCAATGCACCTTTAGCAGTAGGGAATTCATATTTATCCATCTCGATGTAATAGTTTAGATCCCCACCGGCTGAATTAGTCTCA